CAGTTACTGACTTTAGTAGTTATTCAGCCTGGGGCCAAGCAGCATCAACCACGGATAAAGTTGCAGAACCTGGTATGTGGGCAATAGATAATTTAGGAAGTACATTAATTGCTTTAATATTTAATGGAGAATGTTTTGAATGGAATGCTGATGCATCAAATGCAACAGCAACACGAGCTACAATTATATCAGGTGCACCAACAGCATCTAGGGACATGTTAGTCTCTACACCTGACCGTCACTTAGTATTTTTTGGAACAGAAACAACTATTGGTGACAAGGCTACACAAGACGATATGTTTATAAGATTCTCGTCTCAAGAAAATATTAATGACTACACACCAACAGCTGAGAATAGTGCTGGTACACAAAGACTGGCCGCCGGATCACGGATCATGGGTGCTAAACTTGGTAGAAATGCAATATACATTTGGTCCGATACATCTTTATTTACTATGAGATTTGTTGGAACTCCTTTTACATTTGCTTATGAACAAGTTGGAAATAACTGTGGATTGATAGGTAAGAATGCAGCAGCAGAAGTTGACGGTGCTGCGTATTGGATGTCTGATAATGGTTTCTTTAGGTACACTGGTAAACTAGAATCGATGGATTGTTTAGTTGAAGACTATGTTTATGATAACCTTAATTCAACATCTAATCAATTTGTATATTGTGGAATAAATAACTTGTTCGGTGAAGTAACTTGGTTTTATCCTGAAGCTGGTTCTAATGTAAATACACAATCAGTTACATATAGTTATTTAGATTCAACAGCTAAAAGACCTATATGGTTTGTAAACGCAAGTCCTTTATTTATCAGAACAACATGGCAAGACTCAGCTGTATTTGGTTTGCCTCATGCTACTCAATATGATGCAGGAACAGATACTTCTTTTGATGTAGTTGGTAATACAGATGGTATTTCATATTACTATGAACATGAAACAGGTGTTAACCAAGTAAGGTTAGGTGTTACAACAGCCATACCTGCTAACATTACATCTGGTGATTATGATATTACACAAAAAGTTGTAAGAGGAGCTGCAACTAACATGGCTGACCTTAGAGGTGATGGTGAAAACATTATGAGAGTAAGTAGAATTATACCTGACTTTATATCTCAACAAGGAAGCGCTGTTGTACAATTAGATTTAAGAAACTACCCTAGTGATACATCAGTTAGCTCATCATTAGGTCCTTTTACGGTAACAACAAGTACAACAAAAGTAGACACACGAGCTAGAGCTAGAGCTATAGCTCTTACAATATCCAACACTGCAGTAGATACTAGTTGGAAGTTAGGGACTTTTAGGTTAGATATACAAGCTGGAGGAAGAAGATAATGTCAATTACAAGATTACAACAAGCTAGACAGATGTATGCTTTAGGGCAAAGAGTTGGTGGTATTATGGGAAGTAATAACGGATCTATGTTAGTAACTCCAACAAGAGATGGTAGTCGACCAGGATATTATGGACCAGATGCAGGACATGAAAATGATCCAGGACATGGTTCTAATGCACCGGGTGGCGGTGAAGGGGTTGATACACAAAATATGCAAGATTACATGACAGACTATGCGACTAACGTCGGTAAAACAGCTAAAACCACTGGCGGATTTAAAGGAGATGGATTTTTTGGAGGTATGGTTAATACAGTAAAAGATTACATAAAAGGTGGTGGATTAATTGGTACAGGCATAAGAGGAATTACAGGTTTAGTTAATAAATTTACTGGTCCTAAAGCTACGGAGTATGGTAATTTAGATATACCAGGATATAATATGTTAAACATTGCAGGACCGGTAGTAGGACCCACTCCAACAGAAGGTGGTGATGGTGTTGATAATCAACAATTATATGCTAATCAATATCCTACTATACCACCAGTTGTTTCAGAAGAAGAAGGTATTACAACATTAATAAATAACCCAGATTTTTTACAAAGATATAGAGTGAAGAATCCATATCGACAAGACAAACAAGGTCAGTTAGACCCAGCAATTATAGAAATGATAAATAAATTATATACATAATGGCAAAGATAGTACAGTCACTAACTAGAGCAAGTTCAGAGTATGAAGAAGACGTAGCACAGTCTTTAGTTAGAGATTTAGATGCGGTGTTGGAAAAACTTAACACTACGTTTCAAGAAGAATTAAAACAGGAGATAGAAGCTAGAAGTTTCTTTTTAGATTAATGGCAGTAGTAAACCAATATAAATTTGTAGGAATAGATAATAGTACAACAGGTGGTGCACTTACACCTTTTGGTTCAGGTGTTCCTGCAGTCAATGAAACAATAGTTATTAAATCAATATTAGTTACATCAGCTGGTACACCAACAGTGACTGTTACAAACAATAGTATTACAGCTATTAAATCAGCACAATTAACAGCTAATACTACAACAGAATTATTAACCCAACCGTTAATAGTAGAAGGTGGTAAAACCTTTACAGTACAAGCAAGCACATCAGACTCGTTTGATGTAGCTATTAGCTATTTAAACATTAAGAAAGAGGTAACGACATAATGAGTGAAGTAAAAATGCTGACTCCAAAAGAGATCATAACTACAATATCAAATAAAAAAACAGGCGAAATTTATAAGGATGAAGAAGCTTTAAAAGCTGCTAATATCCCTGAAGAAAACGTAAGGCGGGATGTAAAAGTCATCATGCCAGCTCTTGATTTGTTCGCAAAAACCAAGTAAAGTAGCAAAACCATGGGAATAGAAGATATACAAATTTCAGAAGAGCTAGAGACTAACGCACCATCTATAAAGTATAGTGGTAATGAAGGTCCTAAATCTCCACAAGAGATGGAGCAAATGATGATGGCTCAACTAGAAGAAGAATATTCTAAGTATGTTAATGACATGTTAGAGCAAGGTCTTGAACCTATGTCTCTTGAACAATTTTTAGATCAAGCAATGGCCGAAGGACAGATGTCAGGTGGTAATCCATTACCACAAGATCCAACAAAACCAGTTAATCCTTTTCAACCTAAACCAACGGGACCAGCTTTACCTGACAGACAGATGGCAGCGTATGGTGGTATTATGGGTCTAGATGGTAGAAAACAATATGGTTTAGGAAGTAAATTAAAAAAAACAATTAGAAACATTATACCAAATGAAGTAGCAGAGATTGCAGTTAAGGCTGCACCATTCGTTGCACCGTTTAACCCAATAGCTGCAGGTTTAATGGCAGGTGTAGGTGGTTTTGATCAAACAGGTAGAATAGGTTCATCACTTAAATCAGGATTATTAACTTATGGTGGTGGTCAATTAGCTAGAGGTATCGGTGGTGGTATGGGAAATTTACAAACAGGATTTAATCCTGCAGGTGGTTTTGGAAGTGCTTCAACATTTGGAAAAGGATTTTTAAGTAATCCACTTCAAGGTGAAGGTGGGTTAAGTGCATTATTAAATAAAACAAAAGCACCAGCAGACATGTCTAAGTTTAATGCATTAGGTCCAGGTGGTTCTAACCCTGCAAATATAGCAGGTGCAAATCAATATGGTGTTTCAACAACTGGTGATGCTTCAATAGCAGAATCTCTTGCTAAAAAAGTAATCCCTCAAGCGGCTGACGTTGCAAGTAAAACTGAAGCAGGCGGTATACTAAATACAATTAAAAAATTTGCATTAGACAATAAACTTTTACTGGGTCTTGCAGCAGGAACAATAGGAGCTAGTGCTCTTATGGGTAATATGGAACCTGATGAAATACAAGACATGCAAAGAGGTGAAGGATTAGATATAGAAGGTATTAGAACAGAAGTAATAGAAGCATTTAAAGATGAAACAGGTGAAAAATTAGCAGCACTTAGAACTAAGTATCCTTTCCTTGGAACACAAAGATCTAAAAACACAGATGCTATGGGAAAAGCTATGGGTGGTAGAATAGGGTTTAGTGAAGGTAGTAAAGATTATTCTAAAGATCCTAACTATAAAGGATGGGTAAAAACATATGAAACAAATCCTGATGCAGCCTCTATGAATGAAAATCATGGAA